AAGTATCTCGGTAAAAAGAACTTCTGGCGGCCGAAGGTATTACCAAAAAATTCAAAACGATCTAGGAGAATGCGCACTCGAGTCGAGAGCGACTGGAGAGGATATTATGGCTCTAGTAAAGAACTTCAAGTACTCGTTGAACAGCGAGGGGGAGATAATTACAAAAGAGAAATCATTAGACTCTGCCGAACCAAAGGAGAAATGTCTTACTATGAGGCAAAAGCTCAGTTCGATAATGACGTCCTTCTTTCCGATGAGTGGTTCAATAACTTCATAGGCTGTAAAATACACGCCAGGCATATAAAATAATTATTTACATTTACCTCATTTTGTGATATAATACTAATAATGGAGGGTTAAATGGATAACCAATTGAGACAACTATACTATGAGTTCAACCTGTTGGCCCAAGCCAAAGACAAGGTTGCCTTTTTAAAAGATCCCAACAATATAAGAATTATTGAACGATATAATATCAATCGTGAAAAGTTGATTCATATGTGGGAATGGATAGCAGGGATGCGCACTGATGATTATCGTGGACTATAGTGGCGTTGCCATTGCAACGGTTGCTATAAATAAAGTAAATGATGAGGATATGCTACGGCATATGATTATTAACTCACTCCGTATGTATCGTACTATGTACAAAAAAGATTTCGGAGAACTCGTACTTGCATGTGACGGTAAAAACAACTGGCGCCGTAACTACTATCCGCAGTACAAAGCCAACCGCAAGAAAGGCCGTGAGGAATCGGACTTTGATTGGGCCGAGGCTTTCCGTATTGTAAATAAGGTTCGAGAAGAATTACGTGAAAACTTTCCATACAAAGTTATACACGTAGATGAGTGTGAGGCTGATGACATCATCGGCACACTATGTGAAAACTCACAAGAGTTTGGTCAGTATGAGGACATCATGATTGTGTCTGCAGACAAAGACTTTTTACAGCTGCAAAGATACAAGAATGTCCGACAGTACTCACCATTGCTTAAAAAAGAGTATCATGAGGACAACCCTGTGGCCAATCTGACCGAGAAGATTCTGACCGGTGATGCAGGTGACGGTGTTCCAAATGTGTTATCACATGATGATGTTTTTGTGAACGGTGAACGCCAGACACCATTGTCTCGTAAAAAGAAAGATGCTATACTTGAGGACTTGGCAGAAGGTGAGTTACTCTATGCCGCATCTTGGTACCGTAACTATCAGAGAAACGAGAAACTCATTGACTTAACCCAAACGCCTGAGAGACTTAAAAAACAAATTATTGATGAATTTAATTCTCAGGACCAGTGGGGTAATAAAGGTAAGGTGTTTCCCTACCTTATAAATAATAATATGAAACTAATGATTGAATCCGTTGAGGAATTGATATGAATAAGTATTTGTTTGAGGTCATGCAAGAAGTTGCAAAGGCCAAGAAGAAAACCGATAAGGTTAGTATTCTGAAACAGAATGAAACTTGGGCCCTAAAGGATATCATCCGTGGGTCTATGGATAAAACCGTAAAATGGTCTCTTCCAGATGGTGAACCACCTTACACTCCTGCTGAAAGTCATAATCATCCCACAGATCTAAGAAGGCAAAACGTCAAGTTTAAGTTCTTTGTACAAGGTATGTTTATGGATACTCCTAAATTTAAAAAGGAGAGGATGTTTCTTGAGATGATCGAAGGTGTACACCCAGAAGATGCCAAACTTGTTATCGGTATGATTAACAAGGAAACACCGAAGGGAATCACTCGAGCAGTTGTTGAAGAAGCCTACCCAGGTCTACTGCAAGACTAATACTCTTTACTTAATTTTAACACTAATCAGAGTGTGCACTATTCGTGTACGCTCTTTTCTTATAGGAAAAACACCAATGGTATTTGCTCAAATCGAACGTTTGAAAAAAGACTCTAATGAACTCGACATTTATGCCAAGAAACTAGAAAAGAAGGGACATACCCAACGAGCACAAAAGATAAAAAGAAAACGAGACTTCGTATTACGAGCTTTATCGGAGGTGACCGGCACTCCACAGACCAGTTAAACTTATTGTTGGCGATAATAACACTTTACAATACCCGGTTTGTGTGATATAATATTTAAATATTATCGGGAAGGGTAGAGGTACTAGATTATGAATATTTTTGTATTGGACAAAGATCCTACTATTGCAGCTCAATTACAATGTGACAAGCATGTTGTAAAGATGATTGTAGAATCTGCACAAATGTTATCAACGGCTCATCGGATGTTGGACGGTATCAAGATAAAAAAGCCGTCCAAGTCTGGTAAACGGATGGTTGATTACTACGACCTATTCGAAGGTCCGTATAATGACCTAGAAGCCGAATTGATATATATGAAGGCGGTTCACCATAACCATCCTTGTACACAATGGACCCGTGAGTCAGCCGCAAATTACAAATGGCTATGGAATCATCTATATGCATTATGCAAAGAATACACTTATCGGTATGACAAGATACACAAGACCGAACGTAAACAGTTATGGCCTCTTCAGTCTACACCTAGGTGCATACCAGATATTGGACAGACACAATTCAGACTTGCTATGAAACACCAACCACAATGTATGTTTCCAAACGACCCTGTAAAATCTTATAAATTATATTATCAGACCAAACAGGATGATTTCAAGATGGTATGGACGGGCCGTGATGTACCTGATTGGTTTGTTTGGAATAAACAACAAGCAGCGTAGGATAAAATGCCAACATATACTCTTAGAGATACCAAGACCAATGAGACTTGGGACATAAAATGCTCCTGGGATGAACTACAAATAATACTGGACGAGAGTCCGGATGTTGTAAAAGATTTGTCCACACCAAACTTTGCTGGTAACACGATGTCCAATCTACGTAGAGCAGGTAGTGAATGGAATGATCACCTTACCAAAATTAAAAAGGCTTCTGGTTCTGGTAACACAATCAAAACATGAGACGAGGAAAAAAGAAAACAAAGTCCGAGTATATAAAAATTAGGATTGGACAACTAAGAGAAGATGCAAATAAAGCATCTGATGATTATGACAGAAAATGGTATTACAGACTGATACAAGAATTGAAATGGGTTGATGAGCATGAGTAAGGCAACAGCAAAACTCGAGGATCTATACAGCTATGAACCACAAACAGAAAACCAAAAGAAAGCCTATGATGCATGGGATGATGGAGACAATCTCGTCCTTACTGGTTCTGCTGGTACTGGTAAGACTTTTGTTGCGTTATACTTGGCACTGGAATCGGTTCTCGAGCGAGAGACGCATTATAATAAGTGTATTATTGTCAGGTCGGTTGTTCCAACGAGAGACATGGGTTACCTACCAGGAACGGTAGAGGAAAAGAAAGAAGTATTTGAAACACCTTACAAGGCTATCTGTCATGAGTTATTTAATGATAATGCGGCCTACAATAAAATGATAAATAACCATGTAATAGAGTTCACTACAACATCGTTCATTCGGGGACTTACGATTGATAACTCTATTATAATCGTGGACGAGATGCAGAATCTCAACTTCCACGAGCTTGATTCTGTTATCACACGGGTAGGAGAAAATTGCAGAATCATATTCAGTGGAGACTATCATCAGTCTGATTTTAAAGATCCGGCTGAACGTGATGGAATTCAGAGATTCTTGCGGGTCATCGAGCAACTAAAGAACTTTAGTGTGATTACTTTTGGTTGGGAAGACATTGTGAGATCAGACTTTCTTCGTGATTACATAATGACGAAGGAAATGCTAGGAATGAAATGATGAATATATTAAGATGGATTATCGTGGGAATATTACTTACTGGCTGTCAAACCACAAAGGCAGAGCAGACAGAAGTGATAGAAACTGTACAGATACAAACAGAGGAACCCAAAAACTTTGGGGGACCAAAAGCACAACTGTATAGTAAACCTGTGCTTTGTGCACCTACGTTAGAAGAAGCAATGGATATGCTGTCTCAGATAAAAGTAGATGGTATGAAACCATTGATGTATTTCCGTGGTAACTCATTTAACGGTGATGGATCTAAGTTTATGTCTGACTTCTTTATTCTATATGATCCAGAAGATGAACAAGTGACGATAGTGGAAAGACAGGATTATGGTATGTTCACATGTATCGTATCAGGTGGAACAGGTGACGTGCAG